GGAGTCCGAAGAAGTGCTCTCATCAGTCTCAGTAACCTCACTGACGATAGAATAAGAAGAGCTAAATCAGGGCAGTGGTGGGTAGATAATCCACAGCGTGGCTTGGCTAACAACTCTGCTTGCTACACAGAGAAGCCAGATTTTGAAGCGTTTTTGAACGAATGGAAAAGTTTGTATGAGTCCAGATCAGGTGAACGGGGTGTTTTCAGTCGCGTCGCAAGTCAACGACAGGCTGCAAAGAATGAACGAAGAGATGCTACCTTTGATTTTGGCACTAATCCATGCTCAGAAATCATCCTCAGACCGTATCAGTTCTGCAACTTATCAGAAGTTGTCATCAGGGCAACCGATAGTCTCGACAGTCTCCGACGGAAAGTACGAAGTGCGACTATCCTTGGCACTCTGCAAGCAACACTAACCGACTTCAGATACCTGCGTAAGATCTGGAGTGACAACACAAAAGAAGAGGCATTACTTGGCGTGTCCCTGACTGGCATTATGGATCACCCAGTGATGTCGGGGAGGAAGAGCAAAGATGAACTCAAGTACTGGCTACAAGAGCTTAAGAAGGAAGCTATTAAGACTAACCGTAAGTGGGCTGAACGGCTTGGCATTAGCATTAGCACTGCCATTACTGCTGTTAAGCCTTCCGGTACTGTTTCTCAGCTGGTTGATAGCGCATCGGGCATACATCCTAGATACTCAGATCAGTACATTAGACGAGTAAGAGCAGACGCACGAGATCCACTGTGTGCTGTCTTAGAGGCTTCAGGAGTGCCCGTAGAGGACGACGTGATGTCACCCAGTACTAAGGTATTCTCGTTCCCCATAAAGTCCCCTGAAGGCGCTGTAGTGGCTTCTGACATGGGTGCTATGGAGCAACTTGAGCTATGGGAGATGTATCAGGACTACTGGTGTGAACACAAGCCGTCCATGACGTGCTACTACAGGGACGATGAGTTCCTTGAGGTGGGACAATGGCTGTACAACAAGTTCGACAAGGTGAGTGGCATCAGTTTCTTGCCTTACTCAGAACACACGTACCAACAAGCGCCTTATGAGCCTGTGGATCTTGAGACTTACAAGACGCTTGCTACGGAGTTCCCAGACAACATTGAGTGGGACATTGTGGAGGCTAGTGACATGACCGAAGGTGCACAGCAGTTAGCATGTGTCTCCGGGGTGTGTGAAGTGTAGTTAAAACTTGGGGGCTACTATGGCCCCCTTTGTTTTAGTTTATCCCTAGTTCTCTTCTTCTTTGTTTTTCTTCTTCTTTTTGATCTCTTTCAATCTTACGTTCAGCACCACCAAGTAGCCAATAGTAAGCTGCTTTGCCTATCACCGGAACCTTAGCCATTGCCTTGTTGAAAGAGTCTGAGTCTTCTTCCTGAGTTGCTAGATCAACTAAAGATTTACCTGCTTCGTCTGCCATGTTAAAGACAGCGGGTGTAACAATACCCAAAGACCATTGACCTATACCGCCTTCACTTAGCTGACGCTCTCTAGCGTATTTGTTCATGAACACTAGAGCCATCCACGTTTCAAAAACTTTATCAGGAAACTTGTCTATGTTAAACTCTTTGGTTTGCATAGCGTCTCGCGCAAGACCAACAGATCCTCCCGCTAAACCAATACTGGCTGCATAGCTTCCAAGGTTTGTAAAGCCCTCTTTGTAATTACCCTTTGCTACTTGACCAGCAAAATCTCTACGCATGATGTCTAGCTGCTTGATTGCAAAACTTTTAAGAGCGTACAGGATTCTACCGTTAGGAGCTTCTAAATACTTTTGGGGCATTTCTGACAGAGTTATGGGCTGTATGTCGGACAGCTGATTAAACAATAAAAGCTTTACGTTGTCCGTCATTCTTCCTGCTCTGAGATCCTCTATTAGATTCTGAGTTTCGTCCCCAAAGGTTGCTCGCCACTTGTTTGTTATTTTTTCAGGATTCTTCAAGGCAAGCTGGGTATTGTTTTTATGTGCGGCACTAATAAACGTATCTTTACCCAGTCTGTCTATAAACTTAAAACCACTGTACGTCATCACACGGTCAAGAGAGTTTGCAAGGATTCCGTTTGTGTTTATGTCTGCAGAAATACTGTTGATGACACCCATCTCTTCTGCGGAAGTCTCTGTCTTTTTACGGGCAGCGGGAACTAGGCTTCGTACAGTATTCCTAAAGCCATTCATGTAAACAGAAGCACCTATGTCGGCCAACTGAATAACTGCAGAATCAAACTGAGCTAGTAAAGCACCAGTCTGTATGTCCTTAGCCGTGGTGGTCAAAGCACTACCGCTTTTCTCACCTGTGACAAAACGAGCCTGAAGAAGCATGGCTAAATCATCTGCCTGTTCTGGAGAAATCTCCCCCTTCAATAACGGCTCCCTAACAAAGTTTCCTATGCTTGCTTCTAAGTCCACTTTGTTGCTGTCATCTAGAGCAACATTCTTACCAAAAAACTTTCGTTTTTCTATTTCTCTTACGGCACTGTTGATGTAAAAACTCAAAGACTCTGGAGCAGAGTAGTAAAAGTCTTTTAGTGTTTCGTCAACTTCTTGAATACTTCTCCTTTTTGCCAAGCCTATTTGGTAAGCTGACCGTCTACCTCCACGCAACACTTTGTTTATAACATCTGTAGTTACTGTAGGATCTAGTTCTTTCCAGCTGCTTAACTTTTGTCTTTTAGCTTCTTTACTCAAAGCCTCTTCTAATCTTGTCTTTTCAGTTTTACCAAAAGAGTTCAGAAGTTTACCCAAATCTTTAACCGATCTAGGAAAGTAGTTCTCTATAAAACCTACGTCTACTCCGTTTTCTCTAAGCTCTCTATGCAGAACATTTAAGACACCTTCAGGTCCAGTTACTTTCTGGAGTGGTCCTAAAAGTTCTGGGAAGGAGGCTCTAGCTATGTTGTCTGCTTTTTGAAAATCACCGTTAAACAACGCAGCTTCAAACTTACTGTACTGTGCAGCGTTAGCCCCTTTTCTAGCCTTAGCAGCTAACGTCATAAACTCAGAAGCTTTCTCTATGTTTTTCTGTATACCGCTGTGGGTGTCGTACTCAAACTTACGCAGTCTTCCAAAGACAGGCTCACTGATGTTTCTAACAACAGTGGACACAGGAGCCGCTACAGCATCTAAAACCTTACGTGTCTTCTGTAGAGCAACTATAGGATTAGCTTTAGCAGCAGCAACTTTAGCTGCCTCTTGTTGAGAAGGTATCTTAATTTTTCCATGGGCTACTAAGTCAGCAGTTTCAGAAGCAGAAATACCTAAGTTTCTTCTGGCTCGTGCAAAGTTTTGCTTTGGTTGTAAACCTTCGGAAGCTCCAGTAATTAACTCGTCTTCTACTTTTGAAGACAGATTGTCCAAAGCTTTTTGTTCCTTTTTAGCCTGTCGTTTAGCTGTAACAAGTTTGACCGCTTTGGTTGTTGCTTCGGCTGTTTTAGCAAACGCAGCACCACCAGCAGCACCAACAACCGTAGACTTAGCCAAGTCAACTACATCTAAATCTCCTTCTGCTGTTTGTTGAGCTGCCTCTATTTCTAAACCTAGCAAAGCTCCAGCTTTAGCAGCCCCTGTTATGCCTTTACCGACAGGGGCTAATGTTGTTGGAGACACTAGCATTCCTGTTAGACTGCCTAATATTTCAGCAGATGCTGACTTACCTTCTTCCTCTTGGAAGATGATTACGTCTTTGTGTTCCTCAAGGACTGACTGTTCCCGCCGCTGTAGCAAAAAGTCTCTACGCTCGTCATAGCTCATCTTGTCTACAAAAGCATCGCCATAAAGCTCTCTTGGAGACTGGTAGCTAATCAGACCGTCTTCGCCTCCAATGGTTATTTCACCCATAGGCGTAAAGGCTTCTAAGGCTAGACCCCAGTTAGATACGTCAGTATGAGAAGAGTCATAAGCAAACTCAAACTCGTCAAGCCAGCCGATGTCTGCTTTAGGCTTTTCTACAGGCTCAGGTTGTGCGGTTTGTTGTGGTTGTTCTTGAGCTTCTAAAGCAAAATACCTGTCCCTGAGTTCAGAAGCAGCTTCCATATTGTCGTCGTCAAGAGCGCGTTGGATCGCCTCTTTTAGTTGCTCTTTAGTAGCCACTGCAGTTCCTTACTGTTGTCCTTCAGAAAGATAGTCGTCAGCTGTTTTAGGTTTTTTTGGGCCTAGAAATTTTAAAATCTTATCCCAATTGCTTTCTTGTTGGAACTCACCTCTTTCCTCATAAGCCTTTTCATAAGCTTCTTCAACAGAGTCTACCTTTTTGTTTCTGATTAACTCATTAACTCTAAAAGCAAACTTAAACTGGGCCTGTTCTTGTTCTCCTTTTGGCAACTCAGTGTAATTAGGGTCTTTACCCAAATAAGTAGCAGCGATTACTAAGTCACTTTGATTAATATCCTTAAGACTTTGCTCCTGTTCTTCAGATATTTTCTGTAACCTATCTGCATCAACAGGTTTCCATTCTTTTGTTTCAGGGTCCATGTACCCCGGAAACTCGTCTTCTCCCGGCTTTGTTACGTCAGCAGTCCAGACAACTTTACCGTCCAAGACCATTCGTTTTTTGTTTGCGTATTCTGTGGTAGGCTCACCAGCACTAAGTTTCTGGAGTCTGTCAGATATTTGACTACTAGTTATCATTCCAAGCTCAAGTTCTTCTGCTACTTGTTGTCCTACTTCTCCTCTTTTTCTAAGCTCTGTAAGAAGTGTTTGTTCTTTTTCAGTTTTCTGCATATTAGTTACAAGTCTTGCAAAACTAGCTTCATTAACTCCTTCGTACTCTCCAGCTTCTACCTGAGCTTTAAGCGGTGAATCTCCTAACCCAAGGCTGGTTAAGTATCTTAGTTGAGCAGCTTTTCCTCTTTTAGCAGCTTCTCTTGCCGTAGTAAATTGTTTTATCTCAGCCCTTGCCTGAGTAACAGATACCTGACCTGAACTCACCAATTTAGCTAATTCAGGATCTCCTAACTCAGTTTCTATTTGATTAGCCAATTGCTTAACATTTTCTGTTTGAGTTGTTCTTAACTCTTCAGCCTGTTCTTGTTGCTCTATTTGGCTTATTTTTTCCCCTAATGCTAATCGCTGTTGTGGGTCTTTGGCTTGTTCAAGCTGAGACTGTAACATGCCTTTTCTGCCAGCAAGAGTCGTCGTATCAAACTCAGCCATTTGTTGCCTAAGTCGGCTTTGCTGCAGTTGACCCGGAATACCACCAATAGCCTGACCCAAGCCAAACATACCCTGAGCAAACTGAGGACGACCTAAGTTTGCTAAGAACTGTTGTGAAAATGTAGCCATTGTGTTCTCCTTTTACTTAAACAAGCCGCCTAGTGCACTTGAAGCTAGTCCAGCACCTAGATTACCTACTAGACTTGCTTGGCCTAAACCAGACTGCAGCAGTGCTTCAAGACCCGTAGTGTACGTCTCACCAAATGTTCCAGCTTGTTGTGCCAGTGCTTGACGCTGACGTTCAGCAGCAGTCATTCCGGGCTGAAGTGCTGACAGTAGTTGTGCCTGTGGTACATACCCAGCAGCTAACATCCCTGAACCTATTTGAGCTTGACGTTGTTGTTCTTGTGCTGCAAACTGCATAGCGTCCAGTGCTGCTCTATTTTGAGCTTCTGCGATACCGCGCTCTAATGCAAGAGCTTCTGGAGTCCCTCCGAACATCCCCGTTCGTGTTCCTAAACGTCCTTGTGCAGCCAGACGCTGCTCCAATGCGAGTCGCTGTCGTTCTCTTTCGGGTGCAGCTAAAGCCTCCATACGTCCCAGAACTTCTTGTTCTCTTGCAGAAGGGTCGGCTACGGCTTGTCCAAACAACTCTCTAGCTCGCGTCAGCTGCTCCTGCTGTAGCATTTGTTCTTCAGGAGACGTTTCAACTTCATACACCATCTGACCCGTGTCTGGATCACGGCGCATCCCAAACTGTCCACCGGTGGCTGACGTTACGGTATAAGGCTGAAACTCAAGCATACCGGAGAGTTGCTCAGCCAGTCCACCTTCGCCAGCCAGCTCTTCGTAACCTTTAGTTCCTATTTCTGCCAGCTTGTCATAAGCTTCTTTAGTAAGAAGACCTCCAGCAGCACCTGTCAATAATTTTAACAGTTCTTCCATTAGTACGTTCCTCCACTTATCGTTCCTGTTGACAACGTACCGCTAAAAGTCAACGCAGGTATCGTCACAGTCCCAGTAAATGTC